GGATCCCTCTGGTGGTCCAATAATCTGGGGCTTAGACATTGCCCGGTATGGATCTGATCGGTCAGCACTCTGTAAACGTCAAGGAAACACCATCTTACAACCAATAAAATCCTGGTCCAACATGGATACGATGTCCTTGATGGGTGCCATCAATGCAGAATATGAGAAGGATTCTGAGGATCTTCAACAACCCCGGAGCATCATGTGTGATGTGATCGGAATCGGAGCAGCAATAGTTGACCGGGGTTTAGAGTTATCTTTGCCGGTCCAGGGTATCAACACCGGTGAATCTGCTGCACTTTCAGGACTCTATAAGAACCTGAGAACCGAACTATGGCATGAAGCACTGGATTGGTTTGAGAAACGTCACTGTAAGATTCCTAGAGACAACCGTTTGATGTTTGAGCTATGCAGCCCCAGGTATAGCTATGATTCGACGGGACGTAAGAGACTGGAAACCAAAGATGAGATGAAGAAAAGATTGGGCCACCGGGGTAGCCCAGATTATGCAGATTCCTTTGTGCTGACCTTTGCTAACCAGGCCGGGATCATGGCCGGTTCTAGTCAACCATGGAGTCAGCCTTTGCGGAGAAATCTTTCGATTGTCTGATGGCAGATCGAATACCTCTGACGGTTGTCAATCCATCCACCAGATAATGATCCTTCAGGATCTGTTCTAGATGTTCTAGTTGCCAGTCGATGTGACTGGAATTCATGAGGAACCAGGACAGCAGCACCCATGCATATCCTGGTGTTCTACGTTCCCCATCTTCCCATTTGATCCAGGTCCGATACGGAATTCGGCAAACCCTGGCAATTTCAGCCCGGTTCAATCCTAGTTCAGATCTGACCTTTTTCAGGGGTGTCATCTATCTTTGATATCTGAAGGTTTCACAACATAAGCATCTACGCTTTTGGAGATGGGTGCAACAGCAACTTTGCCATCCCAGTGTCCCTGGATTTTGGAATCCTCAAAAAAGTAGGGATGATCCATGAATGTTTCATTGGGTGGTCCCTCAAAATAGTACACCGTCACCGGGGTGCCCATGGGGATCACTTTGTTTCGGGGGTCCATTATTTACCCCCTTCACCAAAAACATGTTTTATTGCATTAAGAGAGTATACATGGTTCTGGTCATCATCATACCAATCAGTGATCAATCCATGAATATCTTGAACCACTTCATATTCTTCTCTGGTCCAAGTAAGTTCTTCTGCATTGGTCCAACCTTCAGGCCAATAATTTTCCATGGCATTCAGCAACCAAGTTGAAAAAATTTCTTTTTCCTTTCTGGTCATTTCCAATTTAATTGTTTTGTTTTTCATAATTGCCTTTCTGGTGTGGGGTCCGAAGACCCCGTTGATTTTTACCACTGAGAATTATTCAGTGCCTGGATGATTCCATCTTTGTTGGGTTCGACATCAATGACTGAGATCTGGCAACCTTCCATATCCCATTCATTTTCTTTGATTGCCTTCAGGATTTCTTTTTTTGATCTAGCATAAAAACCACCTCTGCCAGCGTCATATTCTGCTTTGCAGTCTGATATCACTTGCCAGATTTTCATATTTGCCTTTCTAGACTTTATTGACCTTCAGTGCATGATTCAGGACACGTTCCCGGTCATTTGCACTGAGGTGGTGGATGGTTGCCAAACACTTAATGGATTCCTTTCGGATGATTTCCATGGATGTTTGGGTGCGTTGTTTTTTTTGTGGACCAACTAAGACTTCTTGAAGTTCAGCCGGTAGGTCAGCAAGTTTAAGTTTTGCCATAATTGCCTTTCTGGATAATTTAATGGATCTGCCATCATCAGTGATCTGGAGATCATCCCAGACCAGACACCCCCGAAGGGGTGTTTCGGCTTAGAAGATTAAGTCATCATCCCCATACCAAGTCCTGATTTGGTCTGTAGCTTTGTATTTTTGTTTCCAGGGACCACTGAAGATGTAGAAAACCCCATCCTCTGACCAGTCAGGATCGTTGCTGTCATCGGAATCGTCTTTGGACTCAACGTAAGCGTACCAGCAATTATCTCTAGGATCCTGGAACCTTGAGTAACAGAAGTTTTCATCTTCTGTGAAAGATTCTTTTTGTCTAGCGTGGTTTTGATATTGTTTTGTTCTCATCATTGCCTTTCTGGTTAGTTCGACCAGGGGTAATTCCCTGACCTTGAATACACTATAGTTTACCCATTGGGTAATGTCAACAATTATTTTAAAGAAAGTTTATTTTTTTTTGAGACAGCACAAAGCCTTGGAAATACTTCTGTTACAATATCCCCCATGGCAGAGTACGAATCAGTGCCCCCAGAGTTCGATGGCCCAGAGCCAATGGATGAACTTGAGGTTGAAGCATTTGTTGGACACCTCTTAGAGGATGCCATTGACTATATCGATGAACTAGGGGAAGACCGGGTTCAATCCGGTGACTATTATTCTGGGCACCTACCAGAACAGACCGAAGATGGCCGGTCCAGTGTCGTTTCTTATGATGTAAGAGACACCGTCAATGCCATCATGCCGGTCCTCATGAGGACGTTTTTTGGAACAAAGAAAATCATGCAGTTTGTTCCGAAGAATGCTGAAGATGTGGCAATGGCTGAACAGGCCACCGATTACATCAACCACATCATCCTAGAAGAAAATCATAATTCTTTTTCTCATTTCTATGCAGCATTCAAGGATGCTCTGATCCGTAGGACAGGGATCCTGAAATACTGGTATGAGAAAACAGAAGAAGTGTCCACATCCAAATACACTGGCTTAGACGAAGGACAAGTCCAGCTTCTGGCCGGTGAAGAAGGTGTGGAAGGGGTGGATGCCTATCAACAGCAGGGGGAAGGTGGGCAACCTCTGTATGACGTTGCAGTCAAAAGACGGGTTCAAAATGGCAGAATCCGGGTGGAAGCATTACCACCGGAAGAGTTTATTATTGATCGACGGGCTAAAAATGTTGAGGAAGCCGACATTGTTGGGCACCGTTCCTATCGGACCCTGTCTGAGCTACAGCAACTGGGGTATGACATTGAAGAATTGGAACAGTACGCTGGCACCGATGACGAATTCGATGTCAACAATGAATTTACGGCACGGCATTCTGAAGCACATAACCGGGGATTAACAAATGTAGAACCGGCCCAGAAAAAAGTGCTGTTCATTGAATCTTTCGTCAAACTTGATGTGGATCAAGATGGTATTTCCGAATTACGAAGAATTGTCACAGTCGGAAATAAATATAACGTCATCATGAATGAGCCATGTGACTACAAGCCTTTTGTACTGATGACCCCGGATCCTGAACCACATGCAGCCGTAGGTTCATCGATCACTGATGTGGTAGCCGATATCCAACGAATCAAAAGTTTTATCCTGAGAAACACCATGGAATCTTTAGCCATGAGTGTTACACCCAGGTTGCTGGCAGTTGAAGGACAGTGTTCGCTTGAGGATGTCATGAACCTGGAACCCGGGGGTGTCATCCGGGCCAGAAATCCTGCAGCAGTGTCTCAACTTTCCATGCCATTTGTTGGCAGAGAAAGTCTTCCGATTCTTGCCCTGTTTGATGAGATCAAATCCAGTCGAACCGGGATCACCAAACAGTCCATGGGTCTGGATGCAGAAAGCCTACAATCATCCAGCCGGGTAGCCATTGATGGAACATTCAAGGCTGCTGCAGCCCACATGGAGCTTCTGAGCAGAATCTTTGCTGAGACTGCACTGAAGCCACTGTACAAGGGTGTTTTGGGACTGGTATGCCGATACCAGGACAGAGAAAAGATTATAAGACTACGAAACCAATTTGTTCCAATGGATCCCAGATTCTGGGACAAGGACATGGATGTCCAGGTTGATATCCCATTAGGTGGATCCACGGATGCAGAGAAACTGTCAATCCTGACAGCCATGCTCTCAAAGCAGGAACAATTGATCCAGCAAATGGGTCCATCAGGCCCACTGGTTAATCTGAGACAGTATTATCAGACCCTGACCAAGATGCTGAACCTGGGAGGATACAAAGACACATCCCAGTTTTTCTCAGACCCAGCTAATTATCAACCACCACCACCTCAACCACCGAAGCCAGATCCCCAGGAAATGTT